GTTGTGATGGCTGTACTTGATGAATAGCTTGTGGTATATTTTGTTGTATTTGCGGTACAATATTACCACGTAAAGCATCACCTAATACTCTCTTGACATCGTCACTACGTCTTTGTAACGTACTAGACGACCCTATAATCTGGTCGTCTAGATTTTTCATTAAGCCGTAGTTCGAGCCTATAAAATTAACTAGAATTTCTTGCTCGTTTGCCATTTTATGAATTTAGGTCTAGACCATCAAGTAGTTTAGATACTTCATCGTCATTATCTACTGATACTCTTACAGGTGCTTCTTTAACTTGTTTTGGAGCTTCTTCTACTGCTGCTTTCTCTGTTTTATCAGCATAAAAATGCTCTTTTAACATCAGCTTAAGATCATCAGCGCTCTTTACTGTAAAAACCTTATCGATTTCAAATACACTGTCATATACCTTCTGATACTTATCTTCATCTAGATCCTTAATTTCAGATGGTAGTGAAAACTTCGAAGCTACATATGAAGGAAAATCACCTTGCTTTTCTACTTTAATTCTTAGATTAACACCATTTGGAGATAAATCAAAGATACGAGGACCAATGCTCTCAGATTCATCACCTTCGATTGCATCAGTGATTACTGCTTGAAGTTGTTTACCGTAGCGTAAGATTTTTACCTTACCGTTATTCTCCGAGTTAGTAGGGTCGTTTACTACGTAAACATTTACGAGCCATTTTTCAGCTCTCTTAACTGTCTCAGCTTTCTTTTTCTGGGCATCTGTACCAGTTTTAAGAATGCGAAATCTTTCTTCTGCAATTGGATCTCTTTCACCAAAAGTCTGTAAGCTTAGTGTAGAGACGTATTGACCTGTTGAAAAGCTTGTCCATCCGTGTTGATAGTAATGGAAAAATGTCTTTTTTGGTTCTTTCGTAGGTAGCAATCTTACTGTGTAAGTATTACCCGGTTCGAGCTTAAGTATATCACCTGTACCTCCTGTTTGTTTGTCGTGTGCAAGTGCACCTTTAATACTTTGGAATATATCGTTTATGTTATTTTTGTTATATGATGTCATAAGAAAATTTTAGAAATTGGAAATTAGTTTATTGAAAATAAGGTTAGAAGCTTTTTTACATTTAGAGCTGGTATAATATTTGGTACGAAAAAAATTTAAGTTTGATATTTCTTTACCAAACATAAACCGTTTAACGTCGCTCTCATATTCTGATATTATTTTATCTACACCATCATATGAAAACAAGGGGTAAAGACAGATTTTTCTTTCTTTTAAGTGAAGTAAAAAACTGTGACAGTTACTACCTTCTTGCTTATATTTAATATAATCTACCATGCTTATACCGTTATCTTTACAGAATTTGTATATGAAAATGAAGCTATCTTTTATTTTTTCAACTGTCTGATCATGATCTGGGTTGTTGGGGATGAACGTGTTATGGTATATTGTATATGCTTTTATCGCTCTTTGTGATAGATAGAAAGCTAAATCAAAATATTTTTCACCATATACAAAATATGGTGCCTCAAAAAAGTCTTTTATTACTAGATGCTGAAATTTATCAAAGAATTTACCGAGCTTTGATACGCATACATACTCTGTTGTATTTTCAAAACCTTCAAAGTTTTTACGATATCTAAAAGGTTTATCGTTAAACTTACGCATAGTTTCTATATAGCAGTTATATATGTACTTTTCTTGGTTATCCATCTAAGTTTACTTTATTTTTGTTTATTATTTTAGTTATATACTTACTCTTAGTAACTGATGGTTCTATAGCTATAAATTTTTTAAGTGCTTGAAAATCACTATCTTCATCTATAACTAGTTTATATATTCTTTTAATCTTGGGATTAGTTATAACTTTTGTAAAAACTGTAGCAAAATTTATTTTTTTACCGTAGTAAAGATGGCAAAAGGTACAAAAAGAATAGAAAGCATGGTTAAATTCGGTATCTTCAATCGTTGCACTAGGTAGTTTAGGCTTAGATGTATTACTCATAAGATATGTTATGTGTAATACATGAATGTTCAACTACTTAGAATTTGAAGAGTCTTAGCATTATCACTTATATCTCCACCACTATCCAATGTATCGTCTTCATATATGGTAAGAGTTTTATAATCAATACGCAATGTAGTTGTACCATAATTTGGTCCAAATCTGTTTTTCGCTATATTCATTCTAGTTATGTTTAGTTCCCTGTCTTCGTCAGATTGTGTAATTATACCTATAAAATCAGCAGTAGCAGCCAATCCTATACTCTCACTTATACTTTCTAATCCAGGTTTATCGGTATTATAACCTGATCTGTTAAGTTGTGTGGCAGTAATTATTGGACAATTAAATATGTAGCTTAATGCTCTCACTTGCTCTGTAACAATTTTTACACGTTCATAAGAGTTATCCCCTGTCGGACCTTTTAACAAATTAATATAATCTAATACTATTGCATCTATATGTATACCTGCACTTTGTATATTTTTTAGATATCCTTGTAGTTGTGATGGAGTTATAGTACTAGGTGGAAACTCTTTTATTATGAGTTTACTATTAGGTTATCTTTTGAATGTTCAATTATCTGCGTTTTTAACGTTTGAGACTCACTTCTCAAATCTGATATTGGTATCTTACTAACACTAGATACTAATCTCTTAGCATACACAATCTCACTCATCTCAAGAGTTATCAACAATACAGTCTTACCATTCTTTGCAATATTAGTTGCAAAATTACCTAAAAATATACTCTTACCAACGTTAGTCTCACCAGCAAAGATATAAATTGCTCTTCCATTTTTTAACCAGCCACCACCTAACTTTCTATCTAAGAATTTATAACCCGTAGGTATTACAGGTTGATCTGTATTTATTTCTTCTATCAGAACATTAATATCTTTGAATAAATCTAAACCTATATTTGTTTTTAAATTTATATTACAACTCTTTTCAAACTTATCTAATATAAAACCTGTATCTATTTTACCGTTTGAAACATCCTTAGAGATATCAAGCATTGTATGCCATATGGCACGCTCTTTTATATATCTTTCTGTATTCTCAATAAGTTCGTCATTATTAAATGACTTATCCATTTCTGAGAACTTATTAACTACAGTTTTAAATGCATCTCTTAACTCTGAATCTATAAGATATGCTTTTAATTCAGTTATTGTAGGTGGTGCATTTCTTTTATCGTAAAAATCTTTAATAATAGTAAAGATAGTCTTTATATTTTTATCTTTAAAATGTGTAGGATTAACCGCTCCTATAACAGTTGAAAGGTATTTTTCATCTGTAAGCGATTTATAAATTAAAATCTGCTCGAAAAAATCTAAATTGATTTTCTGCATTAGTCTATGTTATTATACGGTCAATAATTTACCAGTATAAGCCTTGTACTTTTCTTTAAAGTATTTTTCACCCGCTTTCCATTCTTCAGTAAACTCTCTGAGACCTGGTGATTGATGAATAACTGGTATATCTATTACTCCAGTTTTTAATTTTGCTTTAGCAGCATCCATACTAAAAATTAAATCATAGAAATGAAACTTAGATGGATTGCTTACATCAAATCTTAAATCTCCAAGCTTTCTAATATCAATACCAATAAACAATCCATCTATAAGAAGTGCTTGTTTATTTAGTGGCCCGAAAGATGTATACATATAGTCATCAGGTGATCCATGACCAACACAACCAAGATGATCTTTTCTTTCTGATATAAGATGCCATAACATTGGTTTGTTCTGATTACTAAAATCTGCTACTTTTGATCCAGCTAAACCTATAACATCAAACTGCTCAAAACCTTTATAAATTCTATCTAGAAAATCTATACAGTTTACAAATATATCATCGTGCATGAATACTATATGTGTTACGTATTCTTTAAAATAATCGACATCTTTAATAGCTCTATTATACACTATAGGTAAGCTTTCAGTATTTTGAAATACCCATTGTATTGTATGTCCAGATTGACTATAAAATACTCTTGGTAAATGTTTTTCTAAACATTTACCTAGTATTGTGTTATCTCTGTTTCTGTGTTTTGTTGCTATTACAAATTTTATATTCATTTTAATATGTGTTTAAAGTTACACTCAAACTCGCAATCTTGATTACCAAACTCATTATATTTTACACTTTTAGGTTCACCTATAAGTTTTTTATAAAATCCAATACCCTCTATACTATTACTATTAACATAAAATTTATCACACCATAATTCACTATCACCAAGTGCTGCTTGAGTTAACATTTTACCTATACCCTTACCTTTATATTTCTTATCTGTAACAATATAGTATGTTTTTAGTGTTTTTTCCGCTTTTGTATTACAGGTAAATGCATGCAAACCAACAATTATATCTGTTTGTTCGTAGCATGCAATTAATACTGGAAATTGCTCCCACCATCTTCTTGTCTCCCATAAATATCCAAAAGTATTCATTACAAAAGATTCTGTATTATTGTATACAAAATTCATAAGTCTATACTTATCTTCTTGTTTTGAGGGTATTACGTATTTTAACTTAAAGTTCATATTTCTAAAAATGGTGAGTTGCATTCAAAATTACCGACTGATTTGATATTTTTTTTGGTCATCCTATATAAAATACCTTCCTCAATTTCTTTATAACCTTCTCCAGGTGTAGAAGAAAAACTATTATGATCATAGAATAATGTACTACCCTGTCTTGCAAGGTATACATTTAGTGTTTTAATGTTCATTACCCATAAACCAAATGTTCCTTGTACCATACTTAGTACATATTCGATATTGAGTATTTCATTTGTAATAGTTGTGCAGTTATCAAACCTTTTTTCGTATAGATCGAGTAGTGCCGGTATTATACTAGTATCTACTAAGTTATCGTGGTCAGGTATATTCTCTTCTTTTAGTTGTTTAAAATTAGTTAAAACACCATTATGAGCGACAATCCAATTATTTTTTTCAAAAGGATGACAGTTATGCACTTTCCATTTTCTTTCAGATGACGTAGGTGCTTGATTATGTCCTAGATATAAGAAACCATCTGGTATTTTTACCTTATTCCAGTCAAAACTACCTTCTGTTTTTTGAATATCATATGTTTTACCATCAGTATAACATAAACCAGAAGCAAAATTACCACGTTGCTTGTTTACTTCATCTAAAATTTCAAATTTATTCGTATTAAATGATCCAAATATACCACACATATAGCTATCCTACCTTTCTTGTTAAAATAAACATATTAAATGATATTAACCTATTTCTGTTTTTCAAGACTAAATAATATTATGAGTTTTACAAAATTAGGATGGACTAATAGATCAATTACGGGATATAACTTCTTAATCGAACAAGATGAAGAAGCAAATCAATCAACACCACCTGCTCCGAATGCTGAACTTTCACAGGATGCTATTATTGGTCCTATGTTAAAGTTTATTCAACAGAAAATGTTAGCATATATTAAGAAGTCTCAAGAAGAGGGCAAAGCTGCTAAACTTACACCTTATAGAGATCGTTCTATTTATTTCTTACAATTTATTAAAGATAATTTCCCTGAGCTTGTTAATGATAAATTAGCAGAGATTGAAAGAAAGAGACCGAGAGAAAGAAGAGAAGGTTCACTAGATGTTACTCCTACTGATGTTGAAAATATTACAGAAAAAAAGCGTATACCATCTGCAACTGAAATTAATTGGTGGTTCGGTAATACTCTAAGAAGTATAGTAAATGGTGCAGAAATATACAATAATGTTAAGAACGAGCTAATTGCTAAAACAGACAATAAATCTATACAAGACTATATTAACGTTACCGCTACTACACGTGGTGAGAGATTTAAAATAGATGCTGGTTCTTTCTTACCTACTTCAGATATATCGACAGCTCTTGAAACTCCTTTATCTGCATTTAAAACACCTAGTCAAAGATTTGAAGAACAAATTCCAGAAGAATCTCGCGTTAGTATAGAAGAGACCAAGGACTTTCTTATACAGGCACTTGAAGCATTTAAGAGCGATCAACAAGACGATCCTTTTATTTCTGATAGTGTTGATGGTATCATTTCAGGTATAGAGGCTAATACATCTGCTGAAGCACTTGAAGATTATATCACCAACCAGGCACGTAAGTATAACAGAATAGCTCAAACAGAAGATGATGGTAGTGCAAAGCAATTATATAATATTCTCGGTGATATTATAGAAAATTTCAGGCACTTTAAATTATTCAAGGTAATACAAGATATACCAGCAGCTGCAGGTATAAAGCCTGGATCTTTAGATGATATTAAAGATGATGTAATTTATAATATAGAAGATTTTATCGAAAAGAACCCATCAAAATATGATGAAAATCTTAGAAAAGTTATTGATAAGATTGAAGAATTAAATTCTGTAAACATGATAACAAATTATCTTGAGGATAGAATGAAGGTACTACCTACACATAGTGACCCATTAATACAAAAATTTGGTAATGCTATACAGAGATTATACAATAGTATTTTAAATAAACTTGATTCTTTAAAAAGAAATGAAAGTGAGATCAATAAGTTAGAGGATGAAATGAAAGAAGCTGAAAAACAAGAAGATAGAGAAAAATTTACAAATGAATCTGTAAGGATTTCTTCTAAACAGGTAAATAACCTTCTTATTGAAAACTACCGTAGTAGTATCAAGAACAAGGTTAAATGCCAGCAAAGATATCTATATTAAGATATTTCTCTACAACCTTTTTGCTTATAAACCTCATCGAGTCGTTCTTGTTGAACGTATTTGATAGGGTCTTTATATTTAGACTCAATAAAGCCGCGAAGTCTTAGACTACTTGAAGGTGTATCAGCATCAGCTAATTTATCTTCTCTATTTGAATAGCAGGTCCAGGTTTTATTAAAATCTATACCAAGTCTAACACCCTCTTCAATAATTGCCTTTTTACTCATTTCAATAAGAGGAGCTTCAATCTTTATTTTAGATTTACGGTTTAGTGTTATAAGACTATTTACTGATTCAATAAATTCTTTACTTCCGTCCCAATAACCTGCAAGAGAGTCTGCTTCTGCAGCACCATACCAAATAGTATCTGCACCTACAGACTCTGCGTATGCTGAACATATAGACAAAAACATTAGATTTCTAAATGGTACGTATGATATAGGTTGTGCATCTCCTGCCATTTTCTTAATATTTGGATTATCAATATTAAGATTTGTAAGAGATGATACAGGTGCAATATCTTTTATATAACGTACATCTAGTGTCTTGTTAGTGATGTTTATATTTTTAATATCTTGTAGTTTATTAATGTGATATTTTGCACATTCTAACTCTCTAAGATGTCTTTGACCGTAATCAAAAGTTACAGTATGTATTTCATCAAAACCTTTAGCTACTGCCATATAAAGCAGCACCGTACTATCCATACCTCCAGATACCGTTAAAACTAATTTACTCATTTAATTAAATTACTTTTGTTCCAGTTCATCACCGTCGTCAACCTCTGAAGGTACTTCAGTATTTAGCTGCGATCCGTAAGACCAGGCAATTTTCATTTTCTCTTCCATACCAGGTAAGATGATTTTATTCCAGATATCTTCATCTTTACCCCACTTTGAGAAGTATCCAAGCTTAGTACCGTCAATTAGAGAGTATGTTGGTCCAGATTGATTAATAACACCAAGACCTACAGCTAATTCTACTAACCCATAATATCTATCTAGTCCGGTAGAGAATGATAAGAACATTTCACCTTCAAGATATTGTTTAATAAATCTATTCTTTACTGTTAGAGCTCTAAGAATTACACCAGAATAGTTTTTTTGACCTGGCGCCAGCTTTGCATTTTCATTTTTACCGTCGTCTTTTTGAGGCTTTCTTGCAAGCTGAATAGTTACTGATGGTAGATAGACCACTGATCTACCACCTGGCATATGCTTTTCTAATGAAGGATACATTGCCATAGGATCATCATATACGTGATTAGTCATTACTATAGTTGTTTGTGTCATTGCACCAAGATTAGTACAAGTTTGCATTAGTGTCTTCATTGCACGAGCTTTAGTACCGGTGTCTTGAGACGTACTTTCTTTTTCCATTCTGTTTATATCCATCTCAGATTGTAAATTACCGAGAGAGTCAATAACAATAAAGAATTTACCTTGCATTTTAGCTTCTCTTACAGCATTTAAGAATTTATAAATAGCATTTCTGGTTTGTTCGATTGTGATACAAGGTACATATTTTACCTTTGATATATCTAGACCTAGACGTTGTGCACCTTCAGGGTCAATAGCATTTTCTGTATCAAAAATAACAACAGTCATACCTTTTTTCTGAGCATTTGCAGCCATGTGTTGCACA